TTTGTCCCACGCTTCGGGATCTTCAAAAAGTTCTGTACACGCTGCACGATACGGTCCAGTGTACGCGTCTTTCTTTTCTTCTTCGTTACCAGGTAAGAAGCCAATATCTCTGGTTGGCACGATAGATCGGACGATAACCACTTTATCAAAGTGTGTGTCCCTGTCAAGTACGTCCTCGAGAGCCAAGGATAACGCCATAAATGTTTTACCAGTTCCTGCTGATCCGGCCAAGACGAGTGAGTGACCTTTTTCATATGATTCAAAAACCTTCTTCTGATTTTTAGTAAGTGGATCAATTTCGACGAGATCGTCGAGGCGTATTTTATGTGATAGGGCCATTAATAGTCCTTAATATTATTAATCTTATGTCCTGATTTTACTTTAGATATAACTTCACGGAAGCCATCATCTACTTTAATACCACCACCAACATCGCGAACAATTCTTGGCGCACCAATAACTTGATACAAATTGTTACTACCACATTCAGTACAAGGTTTTTCTAATGGGATCTTACGATCGTCCATTCTCAGATTTTCGTTCCATTCATGACCACAATCACGACATGCGTAGTTATACAGTGGCATACATAAACTCCGGTTTTGGTCGGCCTGTCCAGACCATGTTAAATTTAGCTTCCTTAGTCTTGTAATAGAGTTTGTATGATTTGACAGGATCTTCAGGAAACATACATTCAGGATTAGATTTCATAGCGAGTTTGACCGGTGTCATTGAGATGGTCGGTATGTTTTTAGGTGGTGTTTTGAGGACATCACGAAGTATTGTATCGCTTTTATGAACCTTACCATAACGATATTTATATTCATCGCATAAGGCAATGAAGTGCTGATAATGCCAATTGTAATTTTCAACAGATTCGCCGGTCCATACAGTACATGGATGACCGTGATGGACAGCTCGGTACAGTACGTTTTCCAAGTCAGCATCGGGATGGCGATAGTATTTTACCATACGCTTGCCTGATTTACTAGGCCTAAGTTCTAGATAGCCATCTAGCATTCGATGTGATGTGGATAACATTTGTCCAGCTTCGACAATCATTTTGACCACATGTTTATCGCATTGTAGTTGAGCTGCGACTGTCGGATCTGGGTGCAAATAAAACATATTCATAATATAGGATTACCTTTCATAATATAGTTATATTATATCATAGTTTTCGGCATTTGTAAACTGTTTTATGAGGCATATTTTAAAATTTCTTCCTCAATGTCTGACAGCTTAGATTCGAGATATTCATGTTTCTTTTGCAATTTAAATAATAAAATAGAATCTCCTTTATTCTCTACTTTTCTCATATAGTGTCTAAGTTCTCTTGAATCTTTTTTTAATCTTTCAATTTGTGAACCATACATCTTGTAAGTCTCCTTGGTATGATTAGGACGCTTTTGAGTAGATATAGGTAGACCCTCCGTATTGTAGTTGAAAAAAAAGGCGCACGAGTGTGCGCCAAGTTGGAATAGAGATTTATGATACTTATTATTGAACCTCATAATGATATTTATATTTACGGGTTTTTCAATAAGTTAGGAAACGCCTCTTCGATAACTGGTTTTGTAAGTGCTTTATACTTATCTTTGACTTTTTTATCTTTCATTGCAATAACCAATTCAGCGTCTTCTGCAGGAATAGATTCAAGTACTTCGATGAACATACGTTCTACCTTTGCTTTAAGTACTCGTTCTCCAGGACCACCAACAGCGAAATATCTAAAGCGTTTAGACATTCTATGTAGTGTGCTTGGAGCTGCTCCTTCTTGACATGCCTCGTATGGAGGTGTGCCTTCTGGTAGTAAGAACTGAATTTGATCGTCAAAAGAACCTTTGAGAATATCTCTTAAAGCCAAGCAATTATTCTCCTTAAGGATTTGCACCTTTTCTGCTTTTGTACGAGCATTACAAACCTTCCTTAGGATCGCATGAATTGTGCGATTGGATAATTTATTGACTGCCATTAATAAAACTCCTCAACTGATTCAATTAGCATTTTGCAACGTTTTTTAATTAGAAAATTTAGTACTTTCATTTTGTGTGGTGGTTTAATTCCATTGTATATATTTATAATATTTTGTTTTATATCAGCAGGAGTTTCACTTAGATCAATAAGCTTTTTATTACGACAATAGTTTCTATATGTCGCCTCGTCCATAACTGATTGTAGATCTTCGATATTAGCAACCCAAGATTCGATTTTCTTTTTTGTTACTGGAGACTGTCGTATGCCATCAACAAAAGTGTTATCAGGACTAAGTACATTAGGAACACCGTCACCGCTATCTCCTTTAAAGATATGCTCCATAATATATGTACGTGGGTTCTTATCTTCAACAAACTTTTTAGTCATTGGAGAGAACTGACGAACATTGTCATATTTCTGAAGCTGGATAAAGTCTTTGTCAGCAGATACGATCATAACATCTTCATGATTACCAAACTCTTGAGTATTTTCTACAAGAGTACCAATGATGTCATCAGCCTCGCATTTTTCTACATGAACGACTTTATATGGGAAGTTAGCCGCAATATCATCTCGTACCTGATTAATGATACGGAAGATTTCATTCCAGTCTAGACTAGATTTATCTTCTTCACGTGATTCACGACGTTTAAATTTATAATTAGGGAAGTAGTCTCGACGCCAAGAACTATTGTCACAAGCAATAACAACTTGGCCATACTTATCACGGAACTTCTTATTATACATACGAATACTATTAAGAATCATATGACGAATAAGATCTTCGTCGACACTGAGTTTTTGTGTAATGATGTTGCCAATTGCAATACCATTATAGTCAATAATAATCACTTAGTCATCTCCATTCATTATATAGTATATTATAACATACTTTTACGTGTTTGTAAACAGTTTTTTCACATGTTTTCGATGAATTTTTCCGCCGACAAAGGCATTGTAATACTCATCTGGTTTGAGAAGAACGTCTCTGACGATCTGTTCTCTCATTTCGAGGTATGACATTTCACCTTTACTGTGACAGAGATGTAGTATCTCTCTATCAAACTTTTTACCTTGTTCTACAAGAAGCTTAACTTCTTCAGAAGATCCATGATATGTCTGCCAGTCAGATTCAGTAACTTTTGTACGTTTTCTTTTTTGGCCTTTTAATGGTCTCATTTTAGTTCGAGAATAGAAATTCTTCTTACCAATATATTTCATACCATTATCAAGATCTGTTACAATATAGACAAACCCTTCATAGTCTGCTATATCTTCACTGGTAAATACCTTACCTTTATATTTCCATTGTTCCATATATAAACCAATAATCACCTTATTGGTCTATTTATAGTTCATCCTCGTCTTCATCGTTGAGGTCAATATCGTCTTCGAGTTGTGTACCACAGTTAACGCAGTATTTTACTTGTTCTTCAGCGTCTTCGAATGCCATTTCTACTGAGAATCTACATCCGCATTCAATGCACTCATACTCGTTCATAGACTCATCCCTGCTACTCCTTGAGCTAGCAAATGATTTTCTAATTCATTACAACCACCAATCATATTACCATCTTCCAAAACAATTGGGAAGGTTCTTGCATTAGGGAACATTTCTCTTAATTCTTCAACAGTTAAATCTTCGCCAACTGTTTTAATTTCATGTTCTACACCTTTAGTCTTTACAAGGTTTTTAGCTTTCTCGCAATACATGCAAGGAGGATTTGATCGGGAGTAAATTGTAATCATAGAGAGAGTCCTTTAAGTAAATCGTCATTAACATCTTGTTTAACACCACCAATAACATAGGAACTGATTTCAGTTTCCTGTGGTGCAACTTGTACATTACCTCCACCAATCCATTTCTCAGTCCAAGGCAATGGATTAGACTGTGATACTTGATATGGAGACGAATAACCAAGTGTACGCATACGCTTGTTACCAATCCATTCAATATAATCACATAGGAGTTTTTCGTTAAGACCAAGCATTGATCCATCTTTAAATAAGTACTTAGCCCATTCTTTTTCTTGATCAATTGCCTTAACAAACATATCTATAACAGTTTGCTCTTCTTGCTCTCGGATTTTTTCGAAATCTTTATCATCCTTAGGTAACAATTTAAGAATAGTCTGGGACGTTGCCAAATGGGTATTCTCATCGCGTGCAATAAACTTAATGATCTTAGCATTACCTTCCATCTTTTTAAGTTCCGCAAATGCCCAGGAACATGCGAACGAGACATAGAATCTTACACCTTCTAGTACGTTAATAGAATTAAGAACAAGCCATAACTTCTTCTTAAGCTCAAACTCATCAACAACAATTTCTTTGTCGTTAACTTTATGTTTACCTACACCTAATAGTTCATACCACTTTGAATACTCAATAAAGTCATCATAGTACTTAGAAATATCTTCAGCACAATCTACGATTTCTTCAATATCCAACATCTCGTCAAATACTTTAGATGGGTTGGCATATACGTTACGAATAATATGAGTATATGAACGACTATGAATAGTTTCCATAAAGGTCCAAGTCATAACCAATGGTTCTAACTCAGGAATAGAAGCTACAGGCATCAATGTTTCAGCCGGTCCACGACCTTGTACTGAATCTAATAGAATCTGTCGTTTTAGATTAGATGTAAAGATATGTCTTTCAAAATCTGATAATGAAGCAAAGTCTGACTTATCTTTAGATACATCAATCTCTTCCGGTCGCCAAAAGAAACCTAACTGCTTATCTGTAAGTTTATCCAATTGTGGATACTTTAAATGATCGTATCTAGCAATATCTACAGTTCCATCAAAGAACATTTTGCTATCAAGATGGGACTTCTCCCTCTTTTGAAAAATAGACATCTTTTTTAATCCTTAAATTTTACAGCTATCGCAGTCTTCGTCGTCTGTCATTTCAGATGGAAGATCAACATCGTCTTCCATTTCGCCTGCGCCATCATGTGTATTGTTATAATATAGTTGCTTACCACCATATTTGTAGAATGTTACCATGTCTTTAATCAATTGAGACATAGGAACTTTACCTTCTTCAAAATGGTCAGGGTTATATGAAGTATTTACTGAGATACCTTGATCAATATACTTTTGTAATACTGCACATACTTGTAAGTATCCTTCAGGAGTTTTTTGATCCCAAAGTAGATCGTACTTATTTTTTAGATGATGGTATCCAGGTACGACTTGAGCCATAACACCATCTTTAGACTGTTTGTAAGATACAAGAGCGCGAGGAGGCTCAATCCCGTTAGTGCTGTTACTAATTTGCGCTGACGTTTCTGC